CCCCTCCTGTACAAAATCCGAAATGCCTGTTTGTTGAATATTTTTATTCTTGTTATGTGGACATTTTATCTCACCTTGTTCTACTTGAACTTTTCCACAGCTAAGCATATATTCTTTACACTTAGCTAACTCTTTGATGAAAGCTTCATTTTTCTTCAAGTAGATTTCCTGATTTTTATTCCACAAATCAGCACTATAATAATCCTCTTTCACTATTATTTTAATGTATTCAGGCACTCTATCAAGTGTCTTTTTAAACTTCTCAAAGTCTAGATTATACCCAAACAAATGAATGTCTTTGAACGAGGCTGTCTTCATTTTTAATATAGCCCAATGCTCTAATCCAATTGTCGGAAGAGTAGCAAATTGAAACGGATTATCACCCACAATTGTGTCTTCCCACAGTCTTCTGCCTTCCATGATTCCCTGGCAGAGAATCGCAGTGTACAACGCAGTGGCTATTCTTCTTCTACGATATTCGGGCAGTACACCTACTTCGCCAAACTTTGCGTAGTGACATTGATTTCTCCCTGCTATCATTACTGACCCTACTATTTTATTTCCTTCAAACGCGTTCCACATCGTTACACCAGAAGACTTGATTTTACCCTTAACTGTATCTAAATGAGTTAACCCGCCTAGTAAGCCGATAATAGAGGCGTGATTGTAAATCTTCTGGCACTCCTCTGCCTCTTCGATTCTTGCTGGTTTGATTACCACAGATTCCATTTGGTATTACCTCCACGTAGTTGTAACTCTTCTATCACTTGAGCAATTTTATTCTTTATCCCAAATGTTTTTGCTATTTCTTCTACTTCACGTAACTCTGAAATATCTTGTTCAAATGCCTCTCTTTCAAATGGCGTCATTTTGCATTGAGCATTGAATAGCCATCCTCGACCAGGTAATCTTTTTGTAAAGAAAGTTTTATCTTTTCTGTGGATAAACTTTTTAAGTTCAAATCTACAAAGTAATGGGTGAGCTTTGTGTATTAAACATCGTCCATCTTCTGGTCTGTTAAATCTACATTGCTTGGCATCACCATTCTTTAATACATAGCAACTTTTTCTTTGATTGTTAACTGTTATGATTCTAGCAGATATGTCACTTTTTAATTCTGGATATTGTTTTAAAAAATCGCTAATGTTATGGTCAAAATATAACAATGATACAGATTTACAACATCCGCCACAATTTGGTGGACAAGTATATGAGCGAAAAAAACAATTAGAGATAACTAGCTTTTTTGGCGGTTTGTAAAGGACACCATCTACAGTAAACTCTTCAGTAGAAAAACAGCTTATAAAATCTAGTAACCTTGGTAGTGAGTCTAAATTCATTTTTTCTTCATACGCTTCATCATAAAATAGTTGAACAGGTCTAGGATTTCTTCAAGTGCTTCTTGGTCTAAATCATCTTGCTTATAGGCATCACCATACTTGAAGTAACCTGCAATAAATCGTTTTCTTCCTTGGGCAACAACCTTATCATACAATGCAAGTTGCTTTGCAAGAGCTTTGTCAATCTTTTTCATAGTTTTATCAGATTTAGTACTTCTTGTCTAGCAGAAGGTTCGTCTTTAAAACAACCATGCATATAACTTGTTACCATTGAACTGCCTGCTTTTTCCACACCTCGGGCTGTCATGCACATATGTGTTGCTTCAATGATTACAACAACACCTCTTGGCTTTAAGTGTTTAACTAAGGATTGCCCAATCTGCATAGTTAACTGTTCTTGTATCTGAGCCCTTCTAGCATAAATTTCCATAAGTCTAGCCAGTTTACTAATACCTACAACCTTACCACATTTTCCAGGTATGTAGCCAATATGGCATTTTCCTGTAAATGGTAATAAGTGGTGTTCACACATCGAATACAATGGAATATTTCTCAGAAGTATAACTTCATCATAGTATTCGCAGCTGAAGTTAGTTTTTAGTATATCTTCTGGATTTTGCTTATAACCACCGTATAACTTATCCCAACTTTTTACTACCCTTCTAGGAGTGTCAAGTAATCCTTCTCGCCTAGAATTCTCACCAATTTGCTCTAGACATCTTGCAACTGTGTCTTCTTTATCTACTGTTTCATTCTCCCAAAACCAATTAATCCAATCAGTAGGTTCAGCATACACAGCTACGTATTTTACATTCTTCGGAAGTTGGCTTTTCTTTACTTTTGAAATAACAGTTAAGCAATCATAATTAGAGAATTTTGTAATCGTTTTTCCACTATCAACAATATCATCAACGACTAGTATATCTTTTAATTTATGCAGTTTCTGTATACTGCCAAGTAAGGGAATACCCAATTCCTTAGATAAGAAAGAAGCAACAATGACACCATTTTTAGGTATGCCATACAAAGCAGAATACTTTTTCTTACCCACCATCTTTGCTAGTTTTTTAATCTGATACTCAAATTCAACAATATTGTAATCCATCATACTCCTCTCTTGTTGTAACCAAACAATTCAACATGTAATCGTGGTGTATAACGTATCCCTTTATCTAAGCAATACTTCCAAACTTTTTGTTGTATTTTTAAGTCTTGTATAGGGTCTTTCGTAGTAAGAGGCATTAACATAGTTGCCCACCTTAACATACTTTTTCCAACTGTTTCTAAATCAGTAACTACTTTTATATCACATTTTCCTTTACTCAAAGGACCTACTAAATCTTTATACAGCTGTTTAGCAACATAAAGTTCTTTTGGCGATATAGCAACGTAATCAAAAATTGAAAGCACTTCACTATACGATACTTTCTTCGAAGCCATCAAATCACCATTTGTTTCTAAATGAAAGTGAAAATGTTTTTCTTTATTTACTAAACGCCAGAGCTCAGCAAGAGCTGCTATTTGTAAAGTCGGTTCCCCACCAGTAACTACAACTGTACGAAGATTTTGGGAAGAAATCTGTCGTGCGACGCTACCTACAAGTAGTTCTTTACCTGCAGTATGGTACTTGGTGTCGCAAAATGAGCAGCTTCTTGTACATTTTGAACATCTGATAAACATTACAGGCTGTCCTGCAAAGCGACCTTCACCTTGAATACCTTCGAAGATTTCAGAAATCTGTAACGTATTTTTTACCTGCTTCTCCATTCTTCCTCCGCAAATGCATGGTCACTTTCCCATACCCGCACTTTTATGTAAGTAAACAATTCTTTTTCTTTAAGCTGGTCAATAAAGAAGAGAGTTAAGTTCTCTGCTGTAGGTAAAAAGTTTACTAAATCATTTATGTAGCCATGGTCTAAATAATTTATTAATGCCTTCAATTCTGTAAAGTTTATAACCATTCCATCTTCTTTTGGTTCGCCCTCTAACTCAAATTCTATCAGCCAAGTGTGCCCATGTAGATTATTACATTTACCAAAAGCTTTTTTATTCCAATCCTCTGTTTGCTCTTTTTTATGCAACCGATGAGCTGCATCAAACTTTCCTTTGTAAGATAACCGCATTTTACCTCCTAGTTAACACGAACACCATACAAGATTTTTCTTATCTCTTCATAAAGACCTAGACCTTGATACATACCATATGCTTTACCAAACTTATACCCTAACATCAGTAGAAGTAGAAAATAGCAGTTAACACGTTTACAATACAAATCACCTAACTCTTTCATCTGATGTAATCTACATCCCATAGCAAAAGTGGCTAAAAAGTGGAGCATTGTTTTTATCTCGCCCTTATCTGGGACTTTTTTCTCCACAATGTACTCTTTGTAAAGAGTGTTCATTATAACATCTGTTTTGATAAACTCGATATCGCTAGTCGCTTCCATTTTTATATTCTATACCCACGAATTCGTACAATTCCTTGTTGCTATACGATTTTCTGAGTATCTCCATATAGTTTTTTACTTCTTTTTTCTTAAGTCCAAAATACGTTGAGTATTTCTTTAGTAATTCACTATCAAGTTCTTTTGGTGGTTTTAGATATTTAGTTCTAGGCGAAAAGCTTTGTGGAATCAACCTATACAGCAACCTGTAGTATCGTTCTTGTAGGGTAAAGAAGTATTTTGAAATGTAAGCAATATGCTCTAGTAAATCTCTCTCCATTGAAACGAAGCGATTGATAATCCAAAGCTTATCTGAAATTTCATCTTTCTCTGGATATCTAAATCTCTTATGATACAGGTTATTTAACGCGTCCCAAAGCTCCATTACAATTTCTCCATAACTAACATCATACAAGCAGCAAAGTTAATTGACTTGTCTGCAATGCCCCATTCACGCCATAAATACTCAGCTATCAATACTGATAGCTCAACACGCTTAGCATAATCGTCTGTTAATTCGTCAACTTTATCAAACAAGTATTTGTATGCCTCTGTATACTCGATATCTAGTTCACGTATACTTTTCAAATCTTTCTTCTTAATAAACTCAACCATCTGCTCAAAGTTTCTAAACTCTGTTACGTTTTTCAAAGACCACTTACCTTCGTTCGTATACTGCTGCATGTTGTTTATCATGCTACGTATATCTGGATAATACATATCAATAAGCATTATCATCTCATCTGGAACATATTCAATTTTCTCTTCAGTAAAAATCTTATCAAGTAGAGTTCTAATTTGCTTGCGCTGTAAGCTATTAAACTCAACTAACTGGCATCTACTTTTTATTGGTTCTATTATACGATTAAGATAGTTACATGTCAAGATAAATCTTGTCTGCTCTGCATAAGTCTCCATTAAGTTTCTAAGTGAAAATTGAGCTTCTGCTGTAAGATTATCAGCTTCGTCAAGAAATACAATCTTCCACTTTTTAAAGCTACTCATCATTGCAAACTGTTTTATCTTGTTTCGTACCGTCTCAATTCCTCGCTCATCGCTGGCATTCAAAGTAATTGAATCACAGTCTAGCTCTTTGAGTAAGATTTTGGCTATCGTAGTCTTACCACAGCCTACATTTCCAGATAATAGAAGATGAGAAACATAATCATCTTTCAAACACTTTTCTAGAAACTCTCTAGTAGTCGGTTCGAGGACTAAATCTGCCAAAGTTCTTGGGCGGTATTTTTCGACCCAGATAAGATTTTTATCTATCATACTTATGATACGTCTCTAATTGGAGATATTACAAAGATGTATTTTGCAGAAGAAAATATAATTGGGCAATCGCTACGCAATTCCAATGTAATCTCTTCATCTAACGGTAATACCTGTAAGATTTTAACCAGTAAATCAGGCTTAAATTTAACCACAAACTTCTGCTGATTTTTATTTACTGTAGCCCCCAAACTTAGCAATGTATTATGCTCTGTTTCTTTCCCAACCAAGCAAGTTACATCGGAACCGCTAAGTGAAAAGATTACTACCTCTGGGCTAATCAATGCCACAGCTTTAATACATTTATCGATATCAGCGGGATTTAATTTTATTTCAATACCTTCTTTACCCCGCAACTTCTGTAGGGTTGAATCAATGTCTGGGACTGTAGATGAAATTACAGCTGGGTCGCTAAGTAAAAACGTAACTTCGTTTTTACCTTTTTTGAGAACTAATCTATTCCCAGCCACCCTCAGGTCTAATTCTTCATCCTGATTGAATATCGAAGTAGCAGCATACTGAATTACATTTTTCAAAAGAACTAAATCAAACAAACCTATCTTACCTAAATCGCTTCCCTGAAGACCTTCTTTACTCACAGCTAGCACTGACCTTGATTCATCTGTAACAACAAACTTACAAGTTGTGTCTAAAATCATTTCGTTTACCAAACCCCCCATATTAGCTTTTTCGATATGGGTTACTAAATCTGATGCTTTGATTTTCATTTCTTCTTCTCCTTTTCTGTTTAGCCTCTATTATATACTAGTAGATAGAATGACTTTTCTTTTAAAATATTACATAAATTTTATTTGTCATACAAAAAAGAATCAATTTGCAATTTAATTAACCGAAAATTATCTCGAACCAAATTAGCATCTAGCACTAAACACTTCCAACCTATATCATTATAGCTTTGTACTATACCATTCATTTCTTCTTCTGTATGCCAATGTTCAAAATCACATATTTCGATAGCTTTTTTCTCAGGTTTCTTGTAAACAAAATCAGGATTCTTTTTTTTACCATTCTTAAATGTGAGAAAGAAGCTACCATCACCAACAAACTTCAAATCAGCAAAACTTGCATTTATTACCACACCTTCAACCTTATTTGGCTTCTTTGTGTGTAAAGGGGCATTCATAAATCTCTTAATCTGTGCTTCTTGCTTTTCTTTTGGTAAGTTACTAAAATATTGCTTTAATGTAAGAGATATTTTTTTCTTTACTTTTGAAGGGCACTTCTGACCCATTCTACCAGATGGGCGGCCTTTATGCGAGTCACTCATTCTCTTCTTAATTTCAATAGTTCTTACATATGTTCCAACATGCCTTGAAGGAATTTTAAACTTACGTAAATAATTTCTTACTGTTTCGTCAATACAACCTATTGTATTACCTATTGCAGCCTGGGATAACTGTTTAACAACATATTCTTGGTACAGCTCATCCCTAGATAAATAAAATTTTCTCATACGAAAGTAACTGTAAACTTTTCATCTTTATAAATCTGCAGCCTCTCTTTTGTGTGGGCTTGTAAGTAACGGCTGCCATAATCAGCAAAATCATAAATTTTTACTATATTTTCGCCAGGTTTCTTACGCAGACTTCTACCTACACGCTGAAGTAGCTGTCTTCGAGACTTCTTCCCCGCTAATAAAACAAGGCAAGAAATCAGAGGTACATCTAACCCTTCATCGATTATGTTAGTAGAAATCAAGACATGTAACTTTCCAGCTTTAAAACTATCAAGAGCAGATTTTCTTATCTCAGATTCTCCTGAAATAAACTTAGCATCAATCCCAGCTTTTTCCAATATCGTTTCTATAACTGTGCCATGCTCAAGAAGGTCTACTACAATTAAAGTAGATTTATTTTTATTCCCTTTGATTATATCTACCACTTTACCATTTCGTTCTGGATTGTTGATTATGCCCCTAGAAATTGTTAGCCTGTACACTTCTTTCATTAGTTGCTGGGATGAATACTCACCCAATTTTAGTGTCAGGTTTCTTTTTGCTTCATCAAATACACCTTTTAAGATAGAAGAAGAATCAATCTCATAAATGAAAATCTGCGGTTTTGCGCTTACCCCTTTTTCTATCAATTCATCATTAGTAATTCTGAATACCACACTCCCAATGTATTGTCTTACAAGCATTCCGTTAAAAGTATCTGCTTCTGGGATTGTACCTGAACAGCCTAGTCTCCATACTGCCTTTGAGGCAGCTAACAAACTTGTAATAGAAGCATTAACAGCATGATGCACCTCATCAACTACAATGCATTTTGCATCTTCAAAGAAGTCTGTAATCTCTTGGTCTGCACCAAGTCTGTTTAGCAATGTTTGTATCATGCCAATCGTAATCGGTTTAATCAAAACATTATCTGCTGTAATAAATCCTACTTCAAGCCCAGTATACGCTTCAATCATATCTTTCATCTGCCAAAGGATTTCACTTCGATGAATTAGAATAATTGATTTAGCTGGATATATCTTTTTTAACACAGTAGAAAAAATAGCAGTTTTTCCTGCATTAGTAGCAGCTTGTATCAAACAGTTTTTTGTTCTTAAGCATTTAAGTACTGCACTTTCTTGATAGTCTCGAAGCTCCAAATTCATCTTCGGTAACGTATAATCAATCGCATCAAACTTTCTTAAATCTTTACACTCAATTTTAACATCTCCAGCATTCTCCAAAACATAGTCCAAATGCCCAATAGAAAGGATTCTTGTTAGGACGTTGAAGAAGCGCTTTTTCCCATCCCATTGATGGCGTCGATAGATAGCTGTATATTCAGCTCCTGGAACAGAAAAGGATAATAAGTCTCTTAGCCAGCGTAATTCTGTTGGCGTACCTTCAACTTTACAATGATTTGCGTATATGTTGATTATCATCTCATTCCCCAAAGTATTGCTATTTGTAAACCACTTGCACTTATCCAATAAGTAACCCTAGGCCAATTACCTTCAAAAATACACACGACAGCTATAACAAGATATTCTACTAAGAGCAACTTTATAAGTAAATTACTTAGCATGGCATATCTTTTCTTTCATTCTCTCGTAAAAAGTAAGTTCTACAGGATTGCTCAATAAGTCAAGTAGTTTAGCTTTGTTTTTGACAAAAAGGTCATTTGGGTCATCAGGCTTCTTGAGAACAACAATCTTAGTTTTTATTCCACTCTGTACAAGCTCGTCATACATTTTGAATGCTTTGACAAGTGCGTCTCCATCAAGGCATACAACTACTTCTTTGAATCCGAATATCTTTATCTTTTTAACCTGGTCATGAGATAAATTCGTTCCGAGTAGAACGCCAGCTGAAAACCCAAGCTTGTTGATTGCAATAGCATCGAACGCACCCTCGCAAAGATACAAAGTGTATTTTGACGTAGTACCTAAATAATACGGTAAGACAGCAATCTTTTCAATAGCTATATTGTAATATCTACCTTTTATCGTTAAGTCTCTTCCCACAATATAGACTAAAGTACCTCCTTCATAAAGAGGTATGACTAATTTTCCTTGGTGCTTCCCTGAAGTTCCAATTCTAAATCTATACGTTAGTATATCAGCTTCCTCAACCCCTTTTGCAGTAAAAAATCTCTTGTAATCTGAAAACCGTATTTTACCAGTTTTACTCAACTCCAACAATTCTTTTGGTAACTCTTTTTTAGTTATCTTCCAATTTTCTCCACCTTCATAAGAAACTCCTAAAAGTCGAAAGAGCTTGTTAAGTGAGCACCCAAAATCGCAAATCCAGCAATGACCTACGCCCAGACTTACACTAACTTCAAAATTCCAATGGTCATTTCCACAACTTGGGCAGACTTTAACTTTTAACTGGTCTCTAGCTTGCTTGACATCGCCCAACTTACTTGAAAGAATATTGACCAAAAAGTCGACATCGACCTCCATAGAAATACTCCTTTCCAATATTCCCTGTTATGATTAGTTTTTGTATGGCATCTAATGCATAAAGATACCAGATTATCTGGATGTAAATTATCTTTATCATAATCTATATGATGAATAGATAATCTTCTACAATTTTCTACTTCTGAACACCCACAAATTTGACATTTATATCCATCTCGATATCTTATTTGTTCTTTAAAAGTTATTGTCCATCCTAAAGGATATTCTCCAGCTGAAATACCGCCTTGCCAATTCCAATGTTCAGCACCACTCCTAGCAATACTTCTAGCCCAAGCACGTTGTTTTATTTTTCTATTTTCTGCATTCACCCAAGACCTTTTTGCACCTTCAATATGCCTCTGTTTATATTCTGGGTTTTGATAAAGATTTCTAACATAATTACTTATTCCTATCTTGGTTTCAGTTGAAAGTTTTCTACTCTTTCTACGTTCTAGAAGTTTATGTGCTTTTTCAATTCCGTATAATTCTTCATAAGTTTTACCTCTCATAAAATGATTCTTTTTCAGAGTTTCACTATGAACTAAACTAGCAGCCGCAATTCGAGCATCAGTCTCTTTAGTTAGTCCTTTACTCCAACCAATCATTTTGCCCCCTCTGGTACTTCTAGCATTCCCATTTTTCCAGCTAACTCTAAATCAAGTAGCATCATTTTGGCAAAGTCTACATAGACTTCTATACAGCCCCCTGAAACGTAATCTCTGTTTTTTAAGACTGCGATTCTAGCCCTATTCAACTGCTTTTCTTCATCTGTTTGGCACAATGCAAGTAAGATGTCTGAAACCATAACTTTTCCATATGATTCAGCTATATGAGCTTCCGTTATTTTAATTTTATTCAAACTTGACCTACTTGCCTGTGTAACAGTTACTACGGGAATATTTCTCCGAACTGCTAAAGAACGTAAGTCTTCTGTTATTGCCTGTAGTCTATGCCTCATTTCCATACGCATATCAGAAGCTCGTGGTGAGATTAAATCCAAGTAGTCCACAAAGATTATATCTGGGACAAAGTCAAAATAGATATGTTGTTGTTCCAACATAGCTTCGATACCCTCAACTGTCATCGACCTTGAAGGTGCATAGATGATTCTACTTTTAGCTTTTGCTAGTGTAAAAAATCTGTTTGCTGATTTTGTTATCTGCTCTTCATCTTGTAAGTCCTTTTTTGAGGCGTATGCAATTCTACCGTATAGTCTTCTAAGCACCGACCTTTCATATAACTCAAAAGTAATGTACAAAGTATTTTTCTGTGAAAGCATAGCTCCATACATACTGTTGAGCAACCAGAAACTTTTTCCTCTTCCTGCTGGAGCCATCAGGATACAAATCTCACCTATTCCAAATCCACCATACAACAGTTTATCAAGACTTGCCATTCCTGTAGTAACTTTATCTTGGACATCATGCCGAATCTGTTTAATTGCCCGCTCTACATTTGTTACATCTACGCCTGCACTTTTTGGCTCAAACTTAGTTGCTATTTCTCTGACATCTGTAAGAATCTCTTCAAATGAAACATGCTCGATTTTATTAGCTGTTTTCAGAATAAATTTTTCAACTTCGTAGTTTTTAATTACGCGTAGCAGTTCGTCTTTGAATGCCTCTAAATCGATGTCTACTTTTAACTCTTCAATCTCCTTCAAGAAGTCTGTATACTCTGAAAGATTTTCTTTTTCAAGTGTAGGCATTTTTTCAAGAAAGAGTGTTAAGATGTCTATCGTAGGCAACTTTTTATACTTCCCAAAGAACTTTCTGATTAGAATAAACACATTCGTCATTACGTTGTTTTTGAATATGCTTTCGTCAATCAACGGAATGAATTCAAAGAAGATGTCTTTTTCTGTTAAGAAAACTCGAAAGAAAATTTTCCAATTCATACGCCAAAATCCTTTCGTTTTTTGTCCATATCCGAAACAGCACGAAGAATTGCTTTTTCAAATAAGTCCAACATTTTCTTTACAGCAGGTGCTCGAAGTTCTTGTGGAAGTTCTGATACAGTCAATCCTACTACACCAGCAGCATACACAAGCGTATCAGTCAACATTACAGTAGTAGTCACAGCTATTGAAGGATTCTGCATAGTAGCTTCTTTAGACGTCAAATCAGCTAGTAAAGAAGTCACTAGGGAATGTAGTATCTTGGGATAATTCTTCAACGTTACTTCCACAATCATCATTTGCTTAGCCATCTACTCCCCCTTCTTTATAGGTGTGTATACCTTTCGTAAGTCTACCTCAGGAAATTCTATCACGGAGCTTGCACTCAATCTCGAAGTGATGTAAGACCCAAAAAGCTTGTCCATTGCTTCCATAAAATTGATTGCTGCTAGGTTACAAGTTGTAACTAGTACAAAATTGTTTTCAAATCTGTCAATCAAGATATCTCTGAATACATTGAACTCAAGTGAGTTTTGTTTGAAGATTCTTTCACTTGAAGTAAAGTCGTCGATGAACAACCATCGCGGTTGCACATATGTAGCCAATGCTGTCCGCAATGGAATGTCTTGTGCAAACATACCAATTATCTCCTCAGCCAAGTAGGCAAATGTAGTAAAGAAGGCTCCGTCACCCTGAGTGTAACCTATTTTTTGGCTAAGCGCTCTGTACAAACCTACTAGAAAATGTGTTTTTCCACTACCTACATGCCCACACAGTACCACATATCGAGGAGACTTTTTGAGGTCCAATTCGAGCATAGTTTGTACAACAGCTTCCAGTTGTGGTAGGAATTCATTCTGTTTGTCTTTTTCTTTGTATTTATTTACGAAGTTGTGCAAATGTGAATTAGTATGGTAGGCTGGTATTCCAGAAATGATTGGTGAGCTTTCAATAGTACTAAACGGGCTAATGAGCTTGGTCATAGTTTTTTAAATATTCTACTGCTGCTTGTGCACCCCACATTGTACTTTTTTGAACTACATTCAGCATGCCAGGATGCATCAAAGAAAGAAATTTTGGTAGCCTAGCCTCCTTATTAATATCGTCATAAATTGCCCGATAATACTTGTCTAAACTAGCATCTGGGGCAATATACTCTGTAATACTATAGTCGCGGGAAAATTTTGTAACAATTGGTAAATGGATAAAGAATTCTTGTAAGCCTGATATTCTCGGATAAGATAAACGATTTGCTTCCACAAACTTAGCAACAAAGCAAAAGTGAATGAAGTTTGTAGTATGCCTAAAGAATGTATTTTTCATCAACTGTATACCACTAGCTGTAATCTGATTATGCAATGTAAAAGGTAAGTCTTTTGATAAGACGCCATTCATCGTATTCCAGCACTTGTCCACTTCTTCAGCAAGTTCTACATCTTGGTTTGTAAACTTGACTAATGTTTCAAAATTTGAAAGCAATATGAATTCATCAATCTTAGCATAGACTGAATGAAGTGTATTTTGTTTGAACAAGCCTACATAATAATCTGCATATGCATTGATTAACAAGAGCAGAGGCTGAGACAACTCGACAGAAAGCTTTTTTAATTTGTTTGTAGCACAATCTAGTTTCTTCTTGTGTTTTGGTTGATTTTCAATGATGACTTTTCTAAATCTAGCTAAATTGCTAATTTTTTGATATAAAAGTGTTGAATACATTGACCCCTCATTATATACCAGTAAATAGAATGACTTTTCTTTTAAAATAGTTCATTTATTTTTGAAACGAGGTTTGAAGAGTGTAACGAAAGAGTATCAGCGAGGTACGATTTCTACCTCGCTGGAATTAAAATAAGTACCCCCGAGAACAACCCCTAGTAGTAAAGCTCAGGTATCCAACTGTGTAAACTACCACAATCGTTTCGCCTACTTGCTAAACGTTGAATCAATCTCCAACTGTACCTTCAACTACTAAAATCAGTACTGCTACTATAAAAAAACTAACTTACTAGTAACATAATATACTAGTAGATAGAATGACTTTTCTTTTAAAATAGTTCAACTATTTTTAAAATGTGCGGACTTCGTCTTGGCAATCCTGGCACATGCCGTTGATTTCGAATTCTTTGACGCTTAGAGCATCTCTGAAATCTTCTTTCGCAACAGGCTTTCCGCAAGTCGGGCAAAAGCCAGCTTCGATTTTGTCAACGTATTTACCAAGTCCAGCAGTTCGCAGCATTGTCTTTGTTCCAGCGTTCATTTTTCCTCCTAATAGACTTTTTCTACTTTTATCTTCTTACGACAATTTCCGCATCCTATAATCTCACCTGGGCTCATTGTTTGCTTACGAATACGATGCCCACAATCTTTGTACGGGCAAGTCATATCAAACCCACCTTCCCCGTTTGTCCTGGCTATTGAATTTCTAAACTTCTTCTGCTCACCCATCTTCTTCTCCTTTTAGTTGCTTTGAGTCTCCTTTTAGTTGTTATTTTGAATCTCCAATCCTGTTTAAAGAATTTTCTTACTTTAACATATTCATTTTGAGAAAGCCAGAACAGGTGTTTACCTGGTATTTTATGTACAAGTCTTCGTGGTCTACGTAGGAGCTGTTTTAAGCGATTGCAATCATTCTGGGTAAGGAAGAGTGGGTAGCATTGGTCGCCTTGGGCAGTTTTGTGACTTGCATGAATAGTAAAGTACTTACGTTGCATCAATTCAGCTAAACCTTTTTCGAGTGTCTGCAATCTTCCAATTGTCAACTGGAGTTCCTTAACTTTACGGGTTACTTGGTCCCTCTCAACTGCACGTTTTTCCCAATAAAATCTCAACTCCAATACCTTCTGATTCAACTTTGAAAGTCTTTTCCCGTAACTCTTCATAATCTTTGGAATTGGTATATATGCCATTAGATTAATTCTCCTTTCGTGGTATATCGTAAATCTTCAGGATTAGTAGCACACCCAGTAAAATCTAAAAATCTATCCCATTGTCCAGCACATTTGTATACTACAAAGATAAAAGTATCATTCCAAGATTTAATTCTGCCCTTTTCAGTAGTTCCATGTGAAGCTGTATACACAACCCATCTACCAATATCTTCTTCTGTAAGCACAGCAATATCAATCATTTTTTCCTTTCAGTTGGATTTTTAGTTTGTCTAAAACTCCACTGTAGAAACTCCATTACTGTAGTTTTAGTAAGAAACTTTCCAGTATGCGATAACCAATCAGCTAATAATTCATCCAAACATTTATGCAATTTTTTATGCCTAGCTATATGTTGTTTTCTTGTCATACCTACCTCCTTAATCTATAATTTTATTTAGCAGTGCAACTAACTCTTCTGCTGCAACTGCTTTTTGTAATTTATCTTCTAGTTTTCTATTCTCTTCTTGAAGACGAGCATTTTCATCAACAACTTCCGTAGTTCGTTTATGCCAGAAATCCAACTGCTCTAAAACATATTTAATATTCTCCTGCATAGTTTCAGTGATGGTAATTTTAGTACCTACTTTTCCATAGGTACCGTCAGCCAAATTCATTAGATACGGTCTTGCTGCGTGCCAGGGTGCACCCATTCTTCCTCCTTTATTCTGTTTCTACATACTCCATAACAGTTTGCAATAAATGGTCATAATCACCTTTAATTGCTTCCTTTATAAACTCTTTAGCTAGTTCAGGATGCCCTTCCCTTTTTAACGCACTTGATACTCTACCCAAAATAAAGAAAGCATTTCCGTCTTCACCTGTCAATTTTACTTTTACTGTAGTTTTAGGCATTATTCCTCCTCAGATTTAGGAAAGCCTTTGTAAAATGTACAACTGTTTTGAGTTGTCTTTTGTTTCTTAAAGCATTTGCCAATCAAACTGATAAACCAAGTACAGAAAGGATATAACTTTACAAGAACAGGAATTTTCTTTGATTCTCTTTTTACTATTCTCATCTTCGAACTACTCCTTCTAGCAGATTATTGTAATTACCTTGAATCTTATTTGTACACCTTCTTGCTTTTTCTTTTTGCTCAGGTGTGAGTAGTTGAACAATATCATCGATGTTTGCCATCATCTCAATCAGCAATTCTTTTTCTGGTTCTGTCATGCTACCCCCCTCACTACTAACCCTGTGACTTTTTCCTTGCTTGCACTTAAATCAGTATAGGTATTAGTTAGTTTAGCTTTGTCTTCGTTACACAGCTCGGAGAAGATTTTATTATAAACTTCCCAGAACGATGGCACACCTCTCGTAAAGGACTGCAGGTAGGCGATTATCTTGTCTTGCCTTATACCTTTATAGTCGCTCTTTTCAAGGTAGCTGATAAGTTTCTGAGCAATGCTTTTTTTCTCAGTCTGCAGATTATCCAGTTCAGCTTCTTTCTGAATGATTGCCCGCTGAATTGTTATCAATTCCTGAAAGTTAGCTTGTTTCAGTTCTGTCAGGTCTGAGAATTCTTTATATTGCTTCTCCATCTTACACCCCTTTCTCTACCGCCTCAACTCTCGCTAATAACGTCCTTCTAATCCACTCAGACAGATTGTGATAATTTTCTTTCTTAACAGTTTTCAGAAAGATTTTTTTCTCCTCTGCTGTAGCGTTGAAGGTTAGAATTGTACTATTTTGACCCCGTTTGTTTTTCATCTCTTCTCCTTTTTTGTGTTAGTCGCCTATATCATCCATGTCTGGTTCGTTGTCTTCGTCTTGTGGCTCATTTGCTTCAAGCCAAGCATCTACTTCAGCTTGCACTTTTTCTTGCACATCTTTATCATAATCCTTCAAAGCTTTATCTCCGAGATAAATATTTTCAGCATAGTCTTCTTCTACAAAGGTCATCGGTGTACCCCTATGCCCATCTGCGTCTGCCCCGTAATTAGCATCATGCACAATTAATGTTACTCTTACAAAAGTAACCTTGAATGGTCTATCTAAGATTTTAATTTCAGTTGTAATCTCTTTACGGCTTGGCGCTATGTTCATTTTTCACCCCAAAAGTTTTTAACAATTCTGATGTAAATACAGCTTGGATTTCAAGTCGATTTGCCAGAATTGTATCTTCTTTATCCTTGCAGGGCTGGCAAATGTTTGGCCATTTTATCCCCGCTGCTCCTACTGAACCTTCAGTTAGCTCATTGCAAAGGATACAGTTTTTCATTTTAGTCTCCTGAGATATTCTTCGTAAAGCTCTACTAATTCTTTAGCTATTTTTCTCACTGCTTTTTTCATCTTACACTCCTAGTTTACAAGCATCTATCTTAGCGTTATTTTCTTTGAGTACGTTTACAGCAGTCTCAAGCACTACCCCATATTTTGCTACATAAGCTTCAGGAAGATTCTTCAAGGTCTCTTCCCATTCCCTCCATCCCTTCTTATAACGGTCTTTAGAATGGCTGTAGTCATAAACATCTTTAGCAAACTTCTTTCTCAATATGCCATTCTTTCTATTCCAGCCGTCAGTTAAGTATTTGTTAAAGTGTTCAAAATTAGCACCTTTGAATTTGATTTGTGCATCATACTTAATATCAAACCCCCTGTAACTATCACCAGCACTTCCTCTAGTAGCAGTAATTAAAAACTCTTCATCTTTGTATAAGGTAATAGTTTTCGGTAGAGCATTGATAGCTAGAATAGCAGCTTGCTTACGAGCTTCATTTGCATTTTCTTGTTTTACTACTTCAGCTTCCCATTCGAGAACATCAGGAGTAACGAATACACGTTTACCATCTCTATCACCTATGTGATACCCTTCTTCGTCACATTTGTTTTCGATAATTCCATAACTAGTAAGCTTAGCAAGCTTAGCGACACGATGAGCATCTTCCCAATTATCCACTTCAAAATTTACTTCCCAGTTACTTACGCTAACTTTTTTATCATACTCATTACTCTTTTTTGAATAACCACGAACTTCGTATGTCGTTACTGTTTTTCTAACCATTTTGTTCCTCCTTGAGCTTTTTGAATATCTTCAAAGCGTCCGCTCTGTTTTTAGCATCTATTCCAACGAAATCAAGAACCTTATGTGTGAAACATCTTACAGTTAAATTATCAACATCACTTTGCTTTCTTTCTACCTTCGTATGAACTTTGCCATCGTTTGTTACGTAAACTAAATATGTCTTCATCTTATCCTCCTCTACTAACCTCTACTATAAGTATATATGATTTCTTATTAAAAATCAAGGGTAGACTAATATTTTTTAATATTTATAACTTAGTAAGAGGCATCAAGTTATAAGAATTTCTAAAAATATTTTATTTTTTTTAAATAATTCTTTTATTTTTTTCCGCCACTTTCGGAAAACCTACTAATTCTGTCCGTTAAATACTCCGTAAGCTCAAACTGCTTAATTACCTTAGTATCAGCTTTTCTTGTTTTAAGTGTATGTGTAATGTGATAAGTGAGCAGGTTGTATAACGACCAAGTTGTTCGCTCTTGTTCAGGTAGGGATATGAATCTATTGGTAAACTCTTTCTCTAATCTCCGCCCTACATTTTCATGCAGAAAGGTCTTCACGTTGCTGAGCTTTGGTCTTTCACTAGCCCACTTCCTCCAGATTTCAAGTGCATTTTGAGTATTGCCGAAGTAGTTACCTAATTCTTGCTTGATAGCCATCGGCGATGCACTTTTCATATGCCTAATCGATAGTTCTTTGATACTTCTTGGAACGACCATTCCGTTCAGGCATACTAAACGCATAGCCGTAATATGAAAGCCTACTGGATAGCTTCCATCATAGCTATTGAAGAATTCGACACCAAACTGAACGATGTCTCCTTTTTGAACTTCTCCGGCTATTTTCTCACTTGTAAATCTAAAAAGTGTAACTGAACCACCACGGGTTTTTGAAACGATTGGTTCTGACTTCATGCCAATATCCTCAGCAACAGGAATTATAGCATTGAGCAAGTCTTCGTTTTTGATTACTTTGTAGCGGGAAGAGACAACTCCTAATACACGATTGTCCGTTGCATCGATGATTGCCTTTCGACCTGGAATAAGAATTCCGCTTGCGGTCTTAACGGGCATTTCCACGATATCCTCTTTTACAAACATTTGACCCTCCTTTTTAATATATACCTACTGT